GGCGCGGCGAGACGGGGCCAGGCCCGGCAAGGCCTGACGAGATAAGGCTGTCTAGGTAGGGAAAGGCGTGGCACGGAAGGCCGGCGGGGCGCGTCTCAGGGCGCGTCTCGCTTGCGCCGGAACACCGGATGCGACTCCCGGTAATCGGCCACGAACTCATCCGTGGCCTCGCGCAAGACCTCACTCACCGTCAACCGATTCTCGCGCGCCACCTGCCGGATCTCCCGCTGCTGCGTCAACGTCACCCGCATCACGATGAACGCGGTAGAGGGTTCGTCAAACTGTCGGGGTGCTGCCATAGGTGCGTCTCAACCTACATGATCCGCATCCGCCGCGCCGGCGTGTTCTCGACAAGCGGGGGCACGGCCACCGCCGGCACCGCCGAGTCTACCACAGCCACGACCGCCGGGGCCTCATCCTCACCGCGCATCCCGCCCGAGCTCACCCGCCCCGGCCGCGCCGTCAGTCGGGCCAGCGTCTCCGTCATGGTCCCAATCCGATCGATCATCCCGGCCGCCTTCGCCGCCTTGGCGTCCAGCATCCGCCCTTCGCCGAAGCCGCCCCGCACCGCCGCCGGCGTGACGCCACGTCCCCTAGCCACATCCTTGACGAACTGCCCATAGGCATCATCCACGCGGGCCTGGATGACCGCCCGCTCTTCATCACTCAGCGGCTCGAAGGGGCTGCCAGCCACCTTGTATTTGCCCGCCGAGATCAGCGTCATCTTGATGCCTTCCTTCTCGAGCGCCGCGCTCAGGTCTTCATGCGCCGAAAAGACACCAATGCTCCCCACGCTCCCGCTCGGCAAACTCACGATCTCGTCAGCCTGAGACGCGAGCCAATACGCCGCGCTCGCGGCCATGTCGTTGACCTGGGCCACCTGCCGCTTGACCCCGCGGAGCGCGAACATCTGCGCAGCCAGTTCAGGAATCCCCGGCACGGTGCCTCCGGGTGAGTCGATGTCGTACACAATGGTCTTGATGCTGTCGTCGGCCGCCACCTGCGCGAGCATGGCCCCGATGTGCTCAGCCGACGCGCCGCCGCTGGACTCTTCCATGCTGCCCATCCGGTGCGCGAGCACACCCCGAATCGGAATCACCGCCACCTGATTCTGTGTCGAGAGCCTAGGCCCCTCGTTGTCGTCGCCGCCGATACGTGCGTGGATCTCCTCGGCGGTACACTCGTGGCCCGCCGCGCGGAAGGCCAGCACCCCCAGCAGCTCGCGCCACTTCCCCGGCGTGATCGCCCAGAGTGTGCCTGCCACGTATCCGATGATGCGCGCGTATTTCATGGCCCGATCTCCCTGTCCAACGCAATCCCCGCGAGCCCCGCCGCGTAGTCGTCAGTCTTCCACCGCGTCAGCGCCTCGACCCAATCCCCGTTGCACACCTGGTTCGCCTGCCCCGCACAATACGCCTCGGCCTCGACCGGCGTCATCTGCAGCGTCAGTGACACCAACTCGATGTGCGCCACGTAGAACTCCGTCACGGCCACGACGAACGCATCCTCATCGCTCGCGTGTTTGACGGCATACTTCTGCACGGCGGCCATCTCTTTCCGCAAGAGCCGCGCCGCCGCCGCTTGGGCAATCGCCCGCGCCTGCTCGCTGTCCTCGGCCGGGGGCATGAACGGCGGGGGCTTCATCGGCGCGGCCTTCTCGGGCTCGGGCTCCTTCTCGGCGTCCACCGCCGGCTTGCCCGTGATGTTCTGAGGCTCGCGCAACTCATCCGCCTTGCCGCCACGCGCGTTCAAGTTTTCCACCCCGCGCACTTCGTCCACCGACTTGATGCCCGCGTTGACCGCCCCGATGTGTGCCTGCCACCGCACGGCATGATCGCCGCGCACCAGCGCCTCGCGCGTGAACTGCGCGAAATACTTGCGCGAGGCAATCACGAGTTGGTCGTTGATGGCGAACTCGAACAGCGACAGCCAGGGGCCGAGGGTGTAGGCGATGAAGTTGCGGTCGAACTGCTCGGCATTGCCAAACGACGGGTCGCTGTTTTCCAACATCATGCGCGGCACGCCCAGCCACCGCGCGATGTCATCCACGGTGTACTTGCGGCTCGCCAGCATCTGCGCGTCTTCGGGCGTGAGGTCGTTCGGCACCCATGTCGAGCCCTGTTCGAGCACCTTCGGAATGTGCCAATCACCCGGATCCGTCCGAAACGACCGCGCCATCCGCTTGGACGCCTCATCATTCAGGAGACCTGGGTGGAGAATGACCCCCCCATTCAACGCCCCCCGTGAGAAGATTTGCGCGGCGTAACTCTCCGTGGCCGAGGCCGTGCCCAAACTCCCTCGGGCATATTCCAGGATGCCCTTGCCCGCAATGCCATCGTCCGACGCCCCGCGCAGGTGGAAGACTTCCCAATCCATCAACGTCGTCACGAGGCTCGTCTTGGGATCGCGGACCAGGTAGCGTAATGTCCCGTCAGGTTTCTGGTCGGGCGTCACGAACCACGGCATGATGGGCCAGAGTTGGTCGACCATCCCCCGCCCCCCCGACACGATCCGGCTGTAGGCGTTGCCGTGGTCGATGAGGTGGTACATCGACATGCGCCGCCACTGGAACGAATCCTGCCAGCCGTTCGGTTGATCGTGGAGGATGTCGTAGAGGGGGTGGGCCTTGGCCGGGGTGGCGCCGCCATCATCCGGCAACCGCTCAAGCAGCGGCAACGGCAGCATCGCCAGGGTCGTGGCCAGGATGTCCCGCCCGCGATACCAGGCACTAATCTTCTTGGCGCCGTCCGCGTCAATCCGCACCCCGGCCGGCGTCATCGTCCCGATGGGCTGATACCAGAAGCTGTCGTCGGGCGGGGGCACGGCCGCCTGCAGGGACGGAGTCAGCAGGCGTGACAGCCAACCCATAATGACGGCTCCCTAGGGGCTGCGCCGCCGCAGGTCGGGCCAGAGGGCCACCACCAGCACCAACGCGCCACCGACCATCCACGCGGCCGGCGGCCACCAGGACGCCAGCCCGTAGAGCAGGGCACAGAACCCTGCGCCGCCGAGTATATCCCGACCGTCGAGGCCTGTACTACGGATGAACCCTCTCATCGCACACCATACCAGGCGCGCACGAGACGCCCCAGCCACCCCGGAAGGCGCAGATACGAAAAGCGCCGGCCGGTCAGGACAGGCTGGTGCCAGCCGGGCGTGCGAGGCATCGGCTCGATCTCCAACACATGCACCACCCGCCGGAACTGACCAGGCTCGACGCGCCCAGGCCAGATCACGAGCTGCGACAGCGGATCCGTGATCTCCGCTGCGACGAATCGCCCCACCGTCGCGTCATACCGTACACCTTGTGCCATAGCCGTCCTCCGACCTAATCCCCCAGCGTGCGCACGCCACGATCCAGGTAGATGTTGGGCGTCACCGGGCGCCGCAACCAGAGCTGCATCCCGATGGTGGCCGCGATCACCGGATCGATCCGCCCGCGACTCTTGCCCTTGGCAAACATCAGATTGTCTTTGCCGTCGACGTTCGCCACGACATTACTCACCGACCACGCCGTCACCGGGCACCCCCGCGCATCCACCTGCCCGGCAAGGATAAGCGCCTGCATCTCCTGACAGGCCGAACTCATCCCAGCATAGGTCTGCGGCACGGCCAGCACTTGCGTCTCGGCGAACCCATCCTCGGTCACAAGTTGCGTGATCAGCGTATCCGCGTGCCAGGGGTCGAATCCGATCACCTGCACGTCGTACCGCGCGCGCGCATCGGTCAACACGGCGCGAATGAGTTGGTGGTCGATCTGCGTCCCGGCCGTCGCGGTCAACCAGCCCTGGTCCCGCCACACTCCATAGGGCGCGCGGTCCCGATGCGCCCGATCGCCCAAGGTGTCGGCCGGCGTCCAGATGTGCTGGATGAGCCGCCACGACCCCCGGCCTGGTGCCGGCGGAAACACCAGCGCGCAACAGCACAGGTCAAGCTTGCTCGCGAGGTCGATCCCCACATAGCAGGGCTCGTGATCGAGTTCGGCCAGCCACGCCTCCGCGCTCAGCCGACCGGGGTTCTGGCCCTTGCGCCAGTCATCAACCGACAGACAAGGATTCGATGCCGAAACCAACAGGTTGAGATGCTTCTGCTTGTAGGTCGCCGCGGCACTCGGAATCCCTTTGGCCTTCAAGACCTTCCCCGCCAGGTCATCAGCGTTGACGGAGATCCCATAGTTCGGATTCGCCTTGCGCGCCGTCTCGGGTAAGGTCCAGTCATCAGTGGGGTCGGCGTGTGCCATGAAGACGAAGAATGAGTCGTCCGTCAGAATCCCCTCAAGAATCTTGCACCCGTAGTCGTGCTGGTCTCCCCATGGCGATACCGGGTCGCTGCCGAACGTCGTGATGATGTAGATCACGGGCTGGCTCCGCGCCCCCGTCGCCGTCTCCATGACGTCGAGCATGCCGCGGTCTTTCATCGCGTGCATCTCATCGACGATCACGATGTTCGGGTTGAGCCCGTCCGTGCTGTCGTGATCCGCGCCAAGGGGTTGCGCCTTCGACGCCGTGTCGTCCCGGTAGAGGTTGGCCACTTGCGCGCGGATGCGCGTCTTCAGGCCACTCGACAGCACGAGCTTGCGCGCATCGTTGAAGACGAGCTTGGCCTGGTCCCGCTTCAACGCGATGCAGTAGCCCTCCGCGCCAGACTCGCCATCGAAGAACGACAAGTAGAGCAACACGATGGCCGCGATGAGCGTCTTGCCATTCTTGCGCGGCACCTGATGAAACGCCGTACGGAACCGGCGCAGACCCGTGTCGACATGGACCCACCCGAAGACGCTTCCGAGGATGAACTGCTCCCAGGGTTCCAAATGGATCAGCGTCCCGGCCCACTGGCCCTTGTAGTGTTTCAACAGTTCGGCAAAGGCGAACACGCGCTCGGCCCGCTCGAGGTCGAAGCGAAACGGAAACCCCGTCGTCTGCTGCCGGTCAAGATCGCGCAGGTGTCGCGCACAACTCAGTCGGTGATACTTCCCAGCCGGCACCTGCCCGGACACGACCACCCGCGCATACGCCGCAATCGCGTCAATCACCGACGCCCCTTCACTAACATCAGGGGCTCATCAAAGGCGCTGAACGGATCAGCCACGGGCTCCTCCACCGGCGCCAGTTCCTTGCCCATCGGTGCCAACCTGAACCGCGTGAGCCCCGCCTCCACCCGCACCAGCAGTGCCGTCCACCGCGCAATCAGGGGGTG